CCAGAACTGGTCACCGACCAAATGACTAACCCCCAAATAATGACTCCATTTCTTCAAGATGGTTGCGCCCATCTGTGCCCATGGAGAAATCGACGTCATCACTAAGAGATTTATATACAGTATACCTTTCGTCATAGTCCACCCAGGATGGTGGAACTATCGACAATAAGGCCGGGATATCAAAATTGTCTTTGTCGGTCTTAGCATCCAAGTACCTTTCAATACTCAGCTGCAACTCGATCGACAAACCGAACAAATTTTCAACAAGACACCGAGTGCGCGTCCCGATTGCCTTGCGAGGTAACTTGCTCGCATCCCGATGGACTCGCAGTTTGTCCTTATCGTCTATGGCACCAACCACATCGATTAACTGCTCCCTAGTCCACATATCCATATTCCCGCTATATACATACTTACGCACAGAGTCATCACGTACATGGTTTGTTACACGTATCCCATAGTTAGCCAAAGATTGGATAACTGGACACCCGGGATACTGATGCGCGAGGGACAAACTCTTGCACCGAAGCAACATATCATGTTTTGACCTCTTGCTCTTAAGGTAATCTCGCGAGGCCCACCCGAAGTCACTTAATACCTCGAGCGGGTTGGTCACATTGATGCGATCCTCTTCATCAAACACGATGCCACAAAAACTCGCTGTCTCCATCTTATCATGCTCTATGATTTTGATGGTGAGACCGAGCGCCGCAAAATCTTCGGATGTAAATTTCTTTGTAGACCTGAAGAGACCATCGTCTCCTTCGACAACGATCCTCAAATCATCGTGCCCCTTCTTATGAGCAACGAAAGTCGCAAACATAAGGTTTGAGAACCCGTTTCCCAATGAAGTGCACATTTCTCCTGACATCCTACTTGTCGGCATCTTGACCATAAAATTCCTAAACTGTAGTTTCTGCTCCCCAGCTATCCCGTCCAGATGCGCACAAAATTCTTTATAACTAGGGAGGTTCCTCGTCATATACTTATACAACTGAAATTCACAGCGGCGCATCAAATCTGCCGTGAATTGTGATTCAAAAGCGGAGTAATCCGTAGCATAAACGCTACCAAATTTGTCCAAGTAGTCCGAAATGTAATCGGGACGTTTAGACACCGGAACATGCTTGATGAACTGCTTAACATCATGATAGACGACACTTTCAATTGCCTTGAAAGTGGGCCCAACAAAACATTTAAATTCATCAGTCCTTGAGTAAATACCCCGAGCATGTTTATAATCCGGATATCTTTCATCCTTCACAAAACACTTCACGTTCACATACTTCTTGTCAAATCTATCAACCACACGATCGAACTTCTCCTGCAATTCGACCCGTCTCCACAATGGGTAGTTTGTGTTTTCTAACCAAGTGGGGACTGTGACATCTGTATCTGCCGGTAACGGTGTAAGGTTCTTCTCTAACCAAACCGTCACAAACTGTTCAAACTCCCGTAATGTATCTGGATCAGGTGTAGGATGCCTGGAGGCCACCCGTTTTATCACGCCCGCTAGTGCAGTTTCAGCATGACTAAGGTCAACGTGAGGCTGACTTATCCCTCTCAAAATGGGACCCAAACTAACAGCGACTGGACGGCGGCCACGATCTTCTCGATCAAAGTGGACCAACTCACATCCTTCCTTAGGACTGTCTAATTTGGGGAGCCTAACATCGCTAACCCTATAACCATACTGAATTAAAGCATTTCGGGCTTTCAAAAACCCGTACTCCTGAAAGCACGCCGATTCCTTTTCCAAAGAATCGCGGCTAACAAGAAGGTACCCTGATAAATATTATCGACTGAGGCCAGATACTTATTAATCCCCACAGTCGACTCGGCGTTCATTTTATACTGGCAACGATGCTTAAATGCTTCATAATCATCGTCAGTGCCCAAAATTGCCGGTGTACTTAATTCTGCCAACAGACCCGCCGAGAAATTATACTCTTCTGTTGACTCATAGTCACCGGTGAGTGGACTCACATTATAGCAACTCCACCCAGTTCCGCGATATATTTCCCAGAAAAAGAAATATATCCTACATACCGGACGCTTGACAAGCTGGAATCGTCCCCTGCCTTCTGGATTTTTCATCTCAATATGGGAGATTGAGTTTAACCGAGTGTCCGGATCTAAATCCATGGACGTGTCACACTCGATTATCTCAATGCGTCGAGACAAATAAGTCCATCTGGTAAAGGGGAGGATGAACGGCGGCACATGTGTGAGCCACCACAAAATCCAACTCTTGCGCCATCTCTCCCACCCCAACCCTATGAATACAAGTACAAGGACGACGATTGAAAGCATAAACATGTACACTAACAAACCGCCGCCCATAAAAAACATGATCAGTTCGGTATCTTCCGACTGAGCACTAAAAATACACAAACACAAATATACAAAAATGACGAAATAGCCAGTGAGGCGGGGGTGATAATCCACTTCATTGTCTATTTCGAGATCCTGGAACCTATTTACAAACTCGTCTAGGCTCTCTTGACATTTCTTACGCCTAGCGAGCTCTGCTTGCTCTTTTCTTTTGTCTGCCGCAACCTTGTCCTCCTTGCGATACTTGAGATTATCTATCTCCTGTCGCATTTCCTTAATTGCGTCGCGAGCCCCCGCTTCACGCGCAACAAGGTCGTTAACTCCTGCCATGACAAGGTTTGTGTTTGATGTCTGCCTGGTACCTGATTGGCTGTTCCCATAACATTGTGCTTTCTTATGGCCCTCTTTGCCACAGAGATAACAAGTGGGTTTATTCGCCTTTTTACCAGCGTATTTTTCATTATTGGACATTTGTTTTCATAGACGGAACTTATGGTGATTGCCTTACCCTCGATGAAACGTTCGAGACACGTCATGGATGTGTTTATACGGCCTATCTCCATGTAAAAGGCCGGCGTCGGATTGCCTCCAGATCATACTTCACCACAACACATAACACAACCCAAACCACCCACTCTGGACCGGATATCCCAGAAGTCTACCCCGCGGATGGGGAGGTGATTTGAATTATAGATGCTAAATGTTGCGCCTAATATGACGAGACAAGAGTTACCAGGTCTCCCCGCAATCAACGCTAGTATGGTGGTCCCGCTATAAATAGCTACGCCCCTCGACGCCATCGACAAGCCAATAATCACAAATTACCGACAAGCCAATGCCCACCTCTACCGTCCGTGCCTCAATTGCACGTCCGAG